CGTCACTCCCGGGAAACGCTCATGGCCGAGGCCAGCGCCACGCTCGATCTTGCCGACCGCAGGCGCGAAGCGGACGCACCGCATTCGCCGGTGGTGCAGTTTGCCGCGAGCAATCCGTTGCGGCTGGATGCCGGCGTCGATTTCGCCCCGTGGCAGATCGCCTACCAGACTTACGGCACGCTCAATGCCGGGCGCACCAACGCGGTGCTGGTCTGCCACGCGCTCACCGGCGACCAGCACGTGCTCAATACCCATCCGGTGACCGGCAAGCCGGGCTGGTGGGAAACCATGATCGGCCCCGGCCTGCCGATCGACACCGAGCGCTTTTTCGTCATCTGCCCCAACGTCGTCGGCGGCTGCATGGGCTCGTCCGGTCCGGCCTCGATCAATCCGGCGACCGGCATGCCGTGGGGCCTCGATTTTCCCGTCATCACCGTGCGCGACATGGTGCGCGCGCAGGCGATGCTGCTCGATCATCTCGGCATCGATTCGCTGTTCGCGGTGGCCGGCGGCTCGATGGGCGGCATGCAGGTGCTGCAATGGGCGGCGAGCTATCCGCACCGCGTGTTCGCGGCGCTGCCGATCGCGGCTTCGACCCGGCATTCGGCGCAGAATATCGCCTTCCACGAGGTCGGCCGCCAGGCGGTGATGGCCGATCCGGACTGGCGCGGCGGCCGCTATTTCGCCGAAGGCATCAATCCGCGGCGCGGGCTCGCGGTGGCGCGCATGGGCGCGCACATTACCTACCTCTCCGACGCGGCGCTGCACCGCAAATTCGGCCGCCGCTTCCAGGACCGCGACAATCCGACGTTCTCGTTCGATGCCGACTTTCAAGTCGAGTCCTATCTGCGGCACCAGGGCATTACTTTCGTCGAGCGGTTCGACGCCAATTCCTATCTCTATCTGACCCGGGCGATGGACTATTTCGATCTTGCCGCCGACTACGACGGCGTCGTTGCCAATGCGTTTCGCGGCGCCCCGACGCGGTTTTGCGTCATCTCGTTCACCAGCGACTGGCTATTCCCGACCTCGGAATCGCGCGCCATCGTGCACGCGCTCAATGCCGCGGGCGCGCGGGTGTCGTTTGCCGAGATCACCACCGACAAGGGCCACGACGCCTTCCTGCTCGACGAGCCGGAATTGTTCACTATCGTGCGCGGCTTCCTCAAAGGCGCCGCCAAGGCACGCGGCTTGAGTACGGAGTAACGATGCTGTCGCGCCTCAATCACGATTTGACTATGGCCGAGGCGGCACGCGGGCCGGGCGGCTCGCGCGTCGACTTGCTCGCGGTCGCCGACATGGTGGAGCGCGGCGCGCGGGTGCTCGACGTCGGCTGCGGCGACGGCGAGCTGCTGCGTTTGCTGGAAACGCGCGGGGTCGACGGCCGCGGCATCGAACTGTCGCGCGAGGGCGTCAACGAATGCGTCGCCAAGGGTCTTGCGGTGGTGCAGGGCGACGCCGACACCGACCTCGCCAATTATCCCGACGACGCCTTCGACTTCGTCATCCTGTCGCAGACGCTGCAAGCCACCCGCCAGCCGCGCGTCGTGCTCGAGCACATGCTGCGCATCGGCCGCCACGGCATTGTGTCGTTCCCGAATTTCGGCCACTGGAAGATACGGCTGCAGGTCGCGCTCGGCGGCCACATGCCGCAGACCGACAATCTGCCCTATGCGTGGTGGGAGACGCCGAATATCCACTTCTGCAGCATCAAGGATTTCCGCGCGCTCTGCCGCGTCGCCGGCGCCAAGATGGAACAGGCGGTGGCGCTCAATGCCTGGGGCCGGCGGATGCGGCTGAAAATGCCGTGGTGGTTCTGGAATCTGTTCGGCGAACAGGCGGTGTTCTTGCTCAGCCGGCGGGGATAGGGCGCTTCTGCTACTATAATGTCATCGTCGCCACGTTCCGCCACGCCGAGCGTGGCCGGTACGGGCCCGTAGCTCAATGGTCAGAGCTAGCGGCTCATAACCGCTTGGTTGGAGGTTCGAGTCCTCCCGGGCCCACCAAACCAAAAATAAGTTGCTGGATTCATGACGCTTTCTCCTTTGCGGCCCTCACCGGACTTGAGGTGAGGGCATAAACGTTCACGTCGCGTTCCGACATCAATTTGCTCGCCGCGCCGAGCGCAAGCTTAGCGCGGTTTGCCTTGCGCGTGTAGAGCGACGCCATGTGACCACCGCGCCATCCAAAGAGCGCCTCGAGCTCCGCCTCAGTCGCCCCGTTGTCGGCCGCGCGCGTGGCGCCGGCCTTACGCAGCCCATGTGCGGAGCCCGGAACGCCGGCTGCCCGGCACGCTTCGCGGAACCAATTGCCGAAAGCTTCCTTCGTCATCGGGCGCCCGCCAACGCCCGCAATGAAAGTTAGCTGCCCGATCGGCGACGCCTCGATCGAGGCCTGAAGCGGCGGCAGAATGGGAATGGTCACCGTCTCGCCGGTCTTTTCCGTCCGGATGGTCGCCACGCCGTTCTTGACGTGCGGGCGGCCAAGCCGCACCGCGTCGCCGCGGCGCAAGCCGGTATAGAGCAACACGTCGTAAGCCAAACGCTCGCGCGTACCGATCGGCCACCGCGCTTCGTAGGCGGCGCACCACTCGTCCGGCCACGGCGTATGGCCTTCGGTCGCCGGCCGGATCGTCTTAAGCTCTCGCGTGGGATCCTTTTCGACGTGTTCCGCCTTGACCGCCCATTGAAACAGCCCGCGCATGGTTTGTAGAAAATGCCGCGCCGCGTGGGCGCGATCGGCGCGGCGCGCGATGCCCTTTTCGATCGCCGCATGGTCAACGCGCGATAGCAATTCAGCGCCGGCCGTTTTCAAGATGGATCGCAAGATGCCCTCGCGCTGGCGACGCGTCGCATTCGACAACTTCGCCCAGGCCGCGCATTCGCGATACCGCTCGATCAGCCAGCCGAGCGTCCGGGCATTGAACTTTGCCTCGCCCGAAACCGGCGTGCCGGCAACGGCGGCCTTATAGGCAGCGAGAAATTCCGGGCTGCCGTAATCGCCGAGGATGCGGGTGCGCGGCCCCTTGCCGACGCGCACATACCAGACGGCTCTCCCGTGCTGGGTCACTTGCCGTTGCAAATGGGGAGGCCGCGGCCGTGGCATGGCGTCTATCACAAGACGATCTCCTTGCCCGATTCAAGAGGTTTTTCGGCGACCCCCGACGGCGCAATGCGAATTATGATCGAAGTCCCGCCCACCCGCAGCTCGACCTCTGCGGCTCCCGCCTGCTTCGCCGCGCGTATGACGCGGGCGACGTCGGCCTGAGTGACAGTGGCGGGGCGGCGCGGCATCCTAGTCTCGTTTTGCGGCTGCCGGCGCGGGCTCGACCGCGCGGCACTTGAAATGCGCGGCGCAGCTCGCGATTGCCTGCTCGACCGATACCGACAACGAAGAGAAATTTCCGGCGATGACGGCATATTCGACCATGTCGAAATTCTCGACGAGGTCGCAGCAGAATCGCTCGTCGTACCAGTGACCGTCCACGTCGGCCGCGTCGCCGCACCAAACACGGTCCTGCAGGAGCTGCGGGCGCCGGCCGACTTTTGCTCCCGGATAGGCCGGATAGGTCGCCGTCGTCCAAGCAAAGATCGGCAAGTCGAGCATCGCCGCAATGCCCATTTCAAAGGCGACCATCGGATTGAGGTGCGGCCCCCGGAAAGGCGATATTTCGGCGACCATGGCGATCGAGGACGGGATTTTCACGAACGGGCTTTTCGCCAGCATTTTGCGAACCTCTTCGGGATCGTATTTGCCGCCCACCTTGCGAAACGATTTGAGGTTGGGAAAAAGGAAATGCTCGCTCGGCCATTCCGGCTCGAGTCCATAGCGGGCACACGCGCGGCCAACGCTCCCGCGCCATTGCTCCGCACCATCGCAGGGCACATAGCGCTGGTTGTCTGCAAAGAAGACCGTCTTGCGCGGCGCCGGTTTCTCGCGCCGAACGGGCGGCAACCTGGGATCGATGGCCCGCGCCAATGTGCCCGCGACAATCGCCAGCGCTGAAGGTGTGGATGATTGCTTCATCCCCAAACTCCTTTGTTAAGTTTCACGAGATCGTCTCCATAAAGACCGCGCGATGAAGACGGCAACGGTTCGCTTGCTCGCGGCGTTGCCGCTTCCTCGATCGGCGCGCCGCCCGCGGCTGCCGCCGGCGCCTGGAATTGTTTCGGCGTGAACAGGTCGGGCGCCTGCATGTCCGCCGGCAGGCCGCGCTCGCGGGCGCGCATCGCCCAGTCGTCCGCGGTGAAGCTGGTGAAGTAGGCATGGGCGCCGGCGAGATTGAGGACGCGGCAATCGAGAAAGTGATTGTCGCGATGCGAGCGGTTCTTCCAGATCTTGCGCGGCCGGCCGCGGAACGGTTCCTCGTCGAGATATTCGGCCGTGATCTGCTTGAAGTAATTCTCGTCGAGGAACAGGCCGAAGTGACAGAAGCCGGGAGGATAGAGCAGCGCCGAGCCCTGCACGATCGGCGTGAGCGCGGCATAGGTGTAGAACTTCGATTTCAGCGGCCAGGTGCCGACGCCGCGCAATTTTGCGCCGCCTTTGATCTTCTTGCCGCGATAATCGACGTCCTGATCGGTCGCTATGCCCAATGGCACCTTGGCCCAGCCGTCGCGGCCTTGCGTCGCCTTGGTGCCGGGATGCCGGCGCGTCCATTCGTAGACGACGTCGGTGCGATAATTGGCGTCGACCAGGAATTCGTCGAGCCTGAACCGATGCCCATATTGGTCCGGCCATTCGCGGGCGTAGAACTTGGTCAGTTCGGCGAAGGCGCCGTCGTCCACCATCGTGGTGTCGCCGTCGAGATAGTCGGCGAAGATGGTCCAGCTTTGCTGATCCGGACCCCAGGCGACGACTTCGACATAGATGCCGCGCATCTGCACGTCGCAGCCGCAGGTGAGTAACAGCGCGCCGGGCGGGACATGTGCTTGCGCGTAACCCTCGCGGCGCTGGAACAGCATCTCGTGGTCGGGCGCATCGCCGGACATATCGAACGGCAGGCCAAGGGTGAGATTCCAGAATGCCTTGAGCTTGGTCGGATCGTCGGCGGCAGCGACGAAGTCTTTCGCGATGGCATCCCATGTTGAGAACGGCGCCGAGATTTCGTCGAAGTGATAGCTCGGATATTTGCCTGGCCCCTCCGCAGTGGCACGCCATTCGCCGGTGCGATAGACGGCGATTTTCTGGTGACCCTCGATGATGCCGCCGCAGCATTGCGTGACGTAGTGTGCGTTGTGCGGATAGGTCTTGTTGAACTTGAGACCCCAGGTCTTGGTATCGTAGGGAGCATTCCAGGCGAGCACGATGCGCGACTGACAGTGCGGACACTCTACGTGCCAGCGGCGCTGATCGCCGGCCTGGAATTTCTCGTCGATCTTTGAGGCGCCCTCAACGGTCGGCGTCGAGATGTAGGCGCGGCACCATGTGCCCGACACGACAAAGCTCTTTTGGCCGCGCGCAATCAAAGTCAGCGGGTCGCCCTGGCCTTCGAGATCGTCTTCGTATTCGTCGACCTCATCGCAAAAAACTTTCTTAAGCGTGAGCATACGCAACTGCGAGGGCGACGATGCCAGCAGCAACGACAGCGAGCCGCGCCAGAACTTTTTCTCGTAAGTGGTTGAGCCGTGGGCCGAGCGCGACGTCTGCGGATAAACCTTGCCGCCGCGGCCGTTTTTGCCGCCGAGAGGCTCGGTCATCTCAATCATACGGCCGAGCTTGATCGAGTTGAACTTGGTGAGTGCCGACTCGGTCGGCTGCACCACAGCCATGTCGCAGGGGTCGTGGTCGATCGAGTAAGCGACAGCGCAGAGCAACATGGTGGTGAAGGCGGTTTGACCTGACTTCATCACGGCGAGCTCATTGCATGGCACATCGGGGCCGAGCAGATCGAGCGGCTCGACGATATGCGGCGTGCGCGTGAGATCGATTTTTTGTCCTGCATATTCGCCGTCCGGCAACACGATGTTTTCCGCCGCCCATGCCGAAGGCGCCATCGGCGTGGACGGTTCCAGCATCGTCGCCAGCGCGCCGGCGACGATCGTGAGCAACGAATGCGGCAGCGAGATTTTCACGGCTGCTCCTCGCCCGGCGTTCCTATGTCGACGTCTACTCCACTCGCGTCGCTTTCCTTGCCGATAGTTTCGAGATTGCGCAGCGCTTGCGAGATCGCCGTCAAAAGCTTGAACGTTGCGTCTTTCAGGACCGTGCGGACGCCAGGCGTGCCGTCCTTCGCGGCAGCGGCTGCGATCTCGTCGGCGCGCAGCACGAGCACGTCGACCGCGCCGCGGCAGGCGCCTGCGATTTTCTCGATGACGGTTTTCACGTCGCCGACGGCCACGAGCTGCTTGGTGCGCTCGCCATAGTCGAGCTGCTTGATCGCCGCCTCGTATTGCAGCTTGCGCCGCTGCGCTTCCGAGTAGCCAGGCGGTGCGGACGGCACGCCGCTTTCCTCACCGGCAGCATTTTGCGCGCGGGTCGCAGCGGCTTGCTGCCGGGAAAAATCCGTGGTCTCGCCGATCGCCAGATCGTACTCGACCAGATTGACCAGCCGCGTCTTGCCGGGACCTGGCCGCGTTCGCAGCAAGCCGTCGCCTTCGAGCTTGTTGACCTTTTCCCAGATTGTCGTCCGCTCAACGCCCTTGAGCCGCGCAATCTCCGCGATCGAATACCACGACCCGGCATCGGCGGCGGCTTCCTCTTCGGTCTCGTGGTCGGGTGTGTTCATTGGGTCCGCGTGAGTCAGGTCGAGTCAGGCTGTCAGGTCAATTTTTGCATGATGCAACTGGCGTTTTTTCGGGCTGCTGCGCTGCCGCGAGGTAGGGGGGCGGGGGGAAGGACCCGTGACCCCTGGGGGAGGGGGTCCCTCCCCAGGGGGTCGACCTCTGGGGGTATAGCGATCGGCGAGCGCGGCGAGCGGTCGGCTCGCGGCTGCGGCGCGGCGGCAGCCGAGCAGGGCGGGGCATTGCCCGCTCGGCATTGACTGTCTCGCGGGAGGATTGCTGGCCAGCACCGTCGAGGCATCGGCAGCGGCGCGACACGGCCGACACAGGACAGTTCCCTTACGAAAACATCGGGGACCATGGTGCGGACCGGCGGACCGTCCGGCGCCGATCATTTTCCCAATTTGGCAAAACGTTCCGCTGTCGAGTTTGCATCGGCGCAGCGACCGTTTTGGCAATTTGCCAAAATGATCGCTGGTCCCGTGCGGGAAATTTGCCCGCACGGCAGCCCATGAACGTTTTCCCAAATTGGGAAAACGTTCGCTGGGTCGCATCGCCATTTCGTCGCACATCGCCTATTCCTATTGCTGCCCCAAGTGCCCCAACTCTCTCTCAATAAAAAATAGAGTTAGGGCGCATGGTTATGCCCGTGGTTATTGACGTTGCCCCATGTGCCCCAAGTGCCCCAACTCTTTCCGAGAATGTTGCCGATGTTTTTTCGGTTGCGCGAACCGCGCGAGACAGTCCGGCGCGCATATTTTCGCCTCGCGCGCGCGCGTGCGCGCGAGGGCACAAGTTGGGGCACATAGGGCACGTGGGGCGAACCATTGATTTTCCTCATCCGTTTAGCGCCCCAACTCAAAACGCAGTTGGGGCACGTGGGGCGCGTTTTTTCTCAAAAGGGGAATTTCATGCTGCTATCTCGTCATTCATGGGACTATTTTCGCCATCGTCATCCGATGGCCATTCGACGTTTTGGCCCACAGCGTCCGCGAAATTCTCTCTCGCATCGGCGAGCGGCGGCAGCAGATAGCACCATGTGCGCCTCGTGACGGTGCCGTTCTCGTCTTGCATTGACGCCACTCGCTTGACGCGGTCGAGATCGGGAACAAGCTTTTTCAGCGCCAAGGCAAAAACCATCATTTCGCTTTTGCGTTTAATACCGATCTTCTCCGCGACCGCGACGTAATCGTTAAACAGCGACTCGCATGGCACGGCGCGTTCCCATTCGGCGCCATGCCGCGACGTCGAGCCGGACATGAGCCGTTCAAACCACCAGGAATCGACGGACTTAAGCGACCTGATTTTTTGCTCCAGCAGCGCGGCCGTGCGCGGCGCGTTGCGCAGATCGACGCTGCCGAGATCGAAGGCGAGCAGGTCGCCGAGCAGGTGCGCGAGACCGCCGGCTTTCAGCTCGGCGTCCATCTCGCGAAAGTAATCGTGGTTTTGAGCGCAGCGCGGATCGACGTCGAGCACGAAAAAGCGGCGCTCGTCCTTGCCGGCCGGCACCACCCATTCCTCGTTCGACGTCATGATGAGGCGCACGTAATTGGCGAGCCGCACCGGATCGATGCCCTTGGCCTCGATTTGCTGCATCGGCGCGGTGATGAGGCCCTTAAGGCGCCCTTCGGCGGCTTTGTCTCCCGCCCACACCGCCTCGTCGGCCTGGAGCAAGAGACAGCTCGCCATGTGGGCGTTGAATTGGCCGGTGACGTAGCGAGGATCGTCGACCAGAAAATAATGGCGCGGGATGAGCGAACCGATGATCTCGCCGACCTTGGTTTTGCCAGTGCCCATTTTGCCGCGCAGCACAAGCGCAATGCCGTATCGCTCGCGCGGTCTCTGCATCATGTGCGCAAAAAATCCGAAGACCTGGCCGAACTTCGCCTCGTCGCCGCTGCACACGTTTTGCAAAAGATGGTCGCGGAAGGTCTTGTATTTGCGCCAGTCCGGCCGCGGCGCCGGCTCGACCGCAAAGCCGCTCCACAGGTTCAGATAATCCGGCGTGCCTGGCGCGTTCGCGGCATCGGGAAAAAACTCGATACCCTGAAATTGCCGCCGATCGCGCGAATTGAGCCACGCCGTCGCCCAGGTCGCGGACTTGATCTTGCCGTCGCGCCCGCGGAATTCGGTGAACCTGTTGCGGAACCAAATCTTGAAACCCTCGACGCCGAGCATCCGCACCTGGTGCTCGACCGGAGCTGCCGGGTTTTCCTGAAAAATCACAGCCTGGCTGCCGACCTTCACCAGCGCATACTCCCGATTGAGTTTTTCGACGCTGTAGCCGAGCGTCCGCGGGCCATCAGGCGGCTCGCCGTCTTCGGTTTCGGGATCTCCAGCATCGCCCGGCTCCGCGGCGCCGTTGCCGCGATCGGCGTCCGCTGCCGCGGCATCGGATTTTTTTTTTGCGCCGGCCGGCGCGAGAGGGGCCGCCGCGGCGATAATGCCCGCAATGCGTTCCAGCGCCGCGCGGGTGGCCGCTTCGTCGCCCTTGGCCACGCGCAGCGGGTCGTCGAAATCCTCGCCCTGCGGCGCCCAGGCGACGCGCACGGTGCGGCCCGGCCGGGCATACCGCGCCGATGCCCGCGCCAGCGCCAGGCGCGTCGTGAAGGGGTCCGACGTCGTATCGCCGAGCAACACAAGGTCGGTGACGCTGTCGGGCACCACGATCGCGGGCGCTTCAAGATCGGGCACCGGGCCGGCGACTTTTTGCGGCCGGCCGGATTTTGCGTGCTTGAGCGTCGGGTGCGCGACGCTGCCAATCGCCTTGCCGGCGAGATTGCCGAGATCGGCCGCCGACCAGAATGCGGTGCGCTCGAGCACCATGGTGGTCGACGAGCTGGCGGTCGCCTCGATCGCCATGTGGACCGCGATCAGCTTTTCGTTGCCTTCGCCGAGCACGAGCCGCTCCGGGTCGGGCGGACCGATCAGCGCGACATAATTGCCTTGCTTTGAGCCGCGCGATTTTTTCGCGTCCAGCAGCACGCCGGCGCGCTCGCGAGGATCCTGCAGCGCGATCTTGCCCTTGGGCTGCACCGGGTCGAGATAGGTGAGATGCAGCCCGCGGAATATGCGCGCCGCATCGATGATCGGCGCCAGCAGCGCCGGCCCGCGGTGCGCGATGGTGTCCTTGTCGAGCCAATAGGGCATAGACTCGACGCATTTGAGCCGCTCGGAGCGGCCCGGCAGCGTCGAGGGAAAACTTAAGCCGCGCAGCGCCAGATATTCGGCGCCCGAAGAGCCTTCGAGCGGATGCGCGTTGTCCCAGATATCGAAGACGGTTTTGCGCTCGCGCTCGCGGTAGAGATTTTCGTCAAGATCGCGGCGGCGCTGTTTTTCGACGGCCTTCGCTTTGAGCTCCTCGGCCTTGCGCCGCGTCTCTTCGGTGATCGCGCTGTCGCCCTTCGGCGGCGGCTCGCCGGTGATGATTTCGCAGGCCGCCATGAAGTCGACCCTGCAGGCGTGCATCACCATCGAGATGACGTTGCCGCCGCTGGCGCCGCGGCAATTGAAGACCTGTTTCGACGGCCGCACCGCGAAGCGGTCCTTGCCGGCGCAAGTCGGACACGGCCCGATCCATTCGGCACCGCGCTTGCGCAGCTTGGCGCCGACCTTGTTTGATTGTGCTACTTCCAAAATGTCGGAGTCCGCCGCCCGCGCGCGCCAGGCCTCAAAGGCTTCGTCGGCGGCGCTCATTCAACGGCTCGTCTCGATCGCGGCTTCGGAAAGCATTCGTCCCGCCTAAAGCCCCGGCACAGGGCCGATATCGTCCCAGGCGTTGCCGACGCTACCGGTTGTGCCTTGTCCTTGTCCCTTGATATCGATTCCATGGGTATCGTTCTGCACGTCGTCGATATGCGCCTTGAGCTGGTCGCCGGCCTCAACGCGAACTGTCACCGTGGCGTTGCCCCCGACTTTCGGCGAGTCGGAGAGCAAGGCGCGCTCACGAGCAAATGCTGGCCCCTCATCGGAGAGCAGGGCGCGCATGTGCACCTCCTGCGGCGACATGCCGCCAAAGAGCGCAGAGCTGGTCGCCCAATGGTCTTTCGTCGCGTCCCATATCTTTGATGCGGCATATTTGCCCAATTCTCCCGCGCCGAACGAAAACGCAGACGGCAGGGAAATCATGCTCATGGGAATTCTTGCGAGCGAAGCGCCGCGACCGAAAATATCGGCATACCATGCCGTTTTTTCCAAAGCCGACGCATCCTTCGGTGGCCCGATTTGCAGCATCTGGGTGAAATCGCCGATGCTGTGCGCAAGCGCATCGAGATTGGCCGCCGCGGGGAGTGCCAACGGCGAACCGGCGACCTGCATCAGATTGGTGAGCTGTTCTTCCAGCCCGGTCCATGCCGTGCCCACGTCCTTGTGCATGAACGTGTCGGCCGCCTCCAAGCCTGGTGCACCGCGCCAGAGGCCAAGATCCTTTTCGATCCGCGATTGCTGCGTAGCCAAAATGCCGAGCGCCTGGCCTGTTGTTTGCTTGGAGGCGAGAACCGCCCCCACGTCTTCGAACTGGTCCTTGGTCGTTATGCCGTGAGCTCTAAGAGCAGGAAGAAAAATCTGTTTCATCCAGTTATAGGGATGCGCCTTGAACAACGCCTGATCCTTCAGCGCTCCAGGCTCGACGCGCTTGATGATGCCGGACTTGTTGAATTCGATTTTCTTCGGATCGAGCAGTCCGTATTTTTGCATCATTTTGGCGGCAGACTGCGTCATGTGACCGCCGGCAAACTGCTGGAATAACGCCGACATCGCCACGCCGGCGGAGGCGCCGCCCATGCTCTGCATAAGTGTGGGCCCGACACCGAACAAAAATTCGTCGTTGAAGCCCTGGCCGGCCGCGCGCGAGCGCTGCGCAAATTCGAAAAAATCATATGGCCGCAAAGTGTCGCCGAAGACGTTCATCGCCTTGCCGATCATCTGCATGCTCTTGGCATAGCGCACCGGGTCTTGCGTGATGCCGAGTATTTCCTGCGCCTTTTGCAGCTTGTCGAAGTCCTCCTCCAATTCCCCTGCGCGCTCGGGATGGCCGCCCTGTACGAGGACGCGCAGCTTTGCCAGCGGCTCAATGATTTTTGCGGCTTCATCGAACGATCCGACAATCGATCGGGCATTGAGCAGCATGTGCATGAGCGTTGTCTGCGACAGGGCGGGTAGTTTGCGCGACAACTTCGCCGACGTCGCCTCAGCCTCGGCGATCTCGGCAGGCTCCATGCCGGCGGCTTCCATGCGCACGCGCTGGTGCTGGCCGGCGACGGTCGCCTTGACGGTTTTTTCCACGGCCTCGGCGGCGGCGGTATAGGCCGACATTTGCGCCAGGCCAAACCCTATGCCGCGTGTGAAGCCGGCCGCACCGCCCGCCGCTGCGATATTCTTGCTGAAGAGGCGGTCGAGACGCCGGAGCTTTCCCTCCATCTTGTCGATCTCGCGCCCGGCTTTATCGACCGCGGTCCCGACGTGAAGAAAATTGCGGCCGACACCGTCGACGCGCTTGCCAGCGGCGGCCAGGCGATCGAGCTGCGCTCCGACCCTATCGAAAGCCGCGCCGGTTTGATCCTTGGCGCTGATGATGAGATCGGTCCGGAGAGCCTTGGGCGAGGAGGCCATGTTATTTCATCCTTGCGATTTTAACGGCGGCAGCGGCGCCGGGAACGGAGCTGAACCCGGCGCCGCGCCGTCAACAGCCGACGCGGGATCGTCGAAACCGCGCAGCCGCGAGAGGATTTGTTCGGCGCCGTCACCGCGGCACCGGATGGAAAACCGGCGCGCGCCAGCTCGACGCGCCTAGATCTTCGACGGGCGCCGGTTCGGCCTGGAAGCGCGGCAGCGCGTGCATGACCGGCGCGCGCCATGGCCCCGTATCGGCGGCTATCGAAGATGGCCCGGTCGGTGTTGGATCCTCGTGGCTGGCGTGGCGAGGCAAATAATGCTTGCCAGCGGAATATGAGATTGTCTCGATCGCGCCGGGGTCTAGGGGCGGCCTGCGCGCGTTCTCAATGCCGAGAAGATACTGGCCCTCATTCGTGCCGCGACCAATCCCGGATTGCGGCAGCGGGCTCGACATCGGCACATGCAATGGCCGATCGGAGATTGCCGAGTGGAGCGTGGGAATGTCTGCGAGGCTCACCTTCATGAGCCGACCTGGGCGACGCCGGCCGCGGTCAAAGTCCAAGAGTTCTGAAAATTCAGCCCAAACGGCCGCAGCCATCCTTGAGCGACCGCATAGTAGGCGCCCGGCAATAAATCTTCGGGAACAAAGGTGTTGCCGCCGACGGTGCCGACAAAGGTCCCGACGATGCCAACCGCGGTGATCACGCTGCTATTTGCGGTCACTGGCGCGGGCCAAATATTCAAAAGATGCTGGGCGCTCTGTGCCATCGTAGGAGCCGTGCCGCCGCCCTGCGTCCATCCCGGCTGCTCCAGCGTATAGGTCTGATAGTCGTCGCCGGCGGCCGAGTTCATCGACAGCCAGCCCTGACCGACGGCGTATGCCAGGCCGTTGACCAGGTCGCTGATCGCATAGCCCGCCGCCAAGAACGCTTTCTGCAGCGCGCCCACAAAATTCGTCGGCGACAGCGTGGCTAACCTGAAAGTAATGTTCACCTTCGTCAGAGCGTCGTCGACGCTGAACTGATACACGCCGCCTACAACCGAATATTGCAAATGAGACGGCGCGCCGGACACCAATGTCAGAGCCACGCCGATGATCGCATAGGTTACGCCGCCATCCCAGGTACTGTTAACGGCCACCTTGCCGTCGGTCGGGACGGTGTGCAGTTCGGTGACCAGCTTGCCGACGCAGACCGGAAATGTGCGGCCTGGCCTCGCGCCGGGAGCAAAGAGGTTGAGAATTTCCTGGGCCGATTGCAGAGATGTCGCCATGATTTTTCCTTTCGGTTTTTAGTTGCCACCGCCCTGAACGAATCCTCCTTGTTCAAGGACGTAGGTTTGCATCGCGCTCGATGAGCCTTCACCGAATGTCCGTCCAACAGAAAGCCAACCTTGCGCCAAGCAACGCGCCAAGCCTTCGGAGAGATCGCTTAGCGTAGCGGACCTCCGAAGGAATTCTTTTTGTACCGCGCCGGGAAACCGCGCGGCTTCGAAACTATTCCCGATCGAGATCGGAAACGTGCCGCCGGGCCGCGCGCCGCTTGCGACAAAGATCATGAGAATTTGCTGGGCCGAATGCTCAGGGGTCGCCACGTTTTTCCCTTCAGTTTTTGTCGTCAAAAATATTCGGCTTGTCCCAGATGTTCGGAATGTCTTTCGACGGCGGCGGCACTATCGGTGCGGGCATATCGCGGCGCGGCGTTTGATCGGTTTGTCGGCTTGGTGATTGTTGCTCATTTCGGGCTCTCGCTATCGAGTGATTAGCTCCGCCGCGCAGCCGCAAGCACGCGCGCCTGCGCAGCCGGCCGATAATCCGCACGGGTGAAAGCGGCGCCGGATGCGACGGCGCGCGCGAGCTGGATTGCAGGCGCCCCTTTTTGCTCGCCGTGCTGTTGGATAATCTGGCGCGCGCAGACCTTGGCGAGTCTCAGTTGGGGGCCGTCTCCAGGCGCCACGCCCAACTCGAACAATCTGAACGGCAATTCCAGACCTCGTGGCTCGTCGGTCGCCGCCGCCGGCAGAACCTTTGCCAGATGCCGTTGCATCGATGCAGCGAGCCCAGCGCGCGCCGCGGTGCCGCGCTCCTTCGCCGCCGCAGCCTGCGCCGCATCGACGAACGCTATTGCGCGCTCCGCCGTTACCGGCGCCGCCGCCGCCGGCACGCGCGGCGGCGCCAGGCCAGCATTCCATTGCCCAGCATCGAGGGCAGCGCGATCGCTGACACTGAGGCCGGCGAGAAAAACGGCGGCTAAAGATGACCTCATGATTGCGTTCTTTCTCATTTTCCATGACGCGGAAGGCTGACAAACTTCGGCACACTGAGAACTTTGCTCAAACAAAATTGCCCCAGAACTCCGATCGCATTCCGCGAAACGACATTCCGTCAACGACAAAATCCGCGTCCGAGTAATAGAAACCGGCCGCCTGAAATGTCTCCCAGAGAGGCGTAAGCCGAATAGCGCGGCAGCCCTTGACGATCCGCTTTTCTTTCACTTTTTTGGTCGGCGGAATGTCTCCGACGTTAAGATGAACATCTCCGCGCGACTCGATGACTTTGTCGACCTCGATTTCTTCCTCGTGATCGGGCTCGGCATCGATCCAGCGGGGCGCATCGATATGAGGAAGCGGCGCAAAGCCATTCGGCAGATTCCCGTTAACCGCCTGCGCGGCATCGTGCCGAGCCTTTCTATTCTCCAAAAAGCGCAGCGCTGCGCCGCAGATGGAGTCCCATTCTTCCTTGTCGTTCTCTGCAGCTTTTAGCCCTGCCGCTGCGGCGTGATAGTTTTCAATCAGCTTGGCCTGCTTTTCGCTCTCTAAGGCCGCATCGCCGTTGGCTTTTGCATCAAGAGCTTTTCGCTCCGCGACACTGCGGGCCGCAGCAACGCGTGTCGTCTTCTCCCAATGTTTTAGAAGAGCCTCCTCGCCCGCGCGTTCTGCAGCGGGCACGCCGATCGTCAATCGATCGTGTTCCGCCGCAAGTTCGCTGTACTTCGCGCGGTACCCCGCCTCGTCGGCATAGAATTCGGCCGACGATTTCAAGATTGCCAAGGGAGGAGAGGTAGCGGCTTTCATCGGGGCGACTCCATCTGCCGAATGCCAACGCGTTGATGGCTATTCGTGCCGAAGGACGCCGATTCCAGCTAGGAACAAATCCCACAAAAAGAACAAGAAGAAAAATCAATTACTTAGAAAGGGAGAATTCGGTCGGATCGAATTTCTTAACAGCGCGGTTGATCGACGCGAGGATGGCCTTGTCGCTATGCCAAGGCCAACCGCGCTTATCATATTCAACGTGCATCGGGTTGATATAGTAGCTTGGTCCAAACAGGCTAAGTCTCGCTTTTACCGCGACCAAACTTATAGCAGTCCTCATATCTCCGGGTGGCAAGCCACGGTCTTTGAGCAGCTTTTCTAGCGAAACCTCATCAAGCGCGACAATCTTTTTGTCGTCGGCATCTGGCTTCACTTCCGCGCGGGCGACAAAAAGGGCAGACGATTGCAGCGCCAAAAAATAAAATGAGCCGAGCTTGCCCGATGCCGTCGCTTTGTGGGGGTCTAGGACGGTGATGTACTTCCAAGTGTCCGCCGTAAAAATAGTTTCGGAGACATCAATCGACCCGCCGCGCGCCGAAAACAGCCAGTCGCGTTCAAGCTCCAGCCATAGCGGCCGGTATACTTCGATCTCTTCGTCCACTTCCTTTTCGGAATCGGAAATCGGCGGCGTGCATTCAGGCTCTACCTCTGCCCAGAGCGAAGAATATTCGCCCGACTGACACGCCTCATTAACCGAGACGCCGCGAGAGCGGATTATTTCCGAAACCCTCTTTTTGGCGATCCGCGATCGATCGACTTCGCGCCAGAGGGATTTCAATTGCTGCAGCTCGCCGACCGGGCGCTCCCAGTAATCAGGATTCCGTCGCAAGGGAAGCAGTGCCGCAATTTTTTTCTGCACCCGGTCCACCGTCTCAGACGGCGGAAGCCGGCGCAGGAAGCCATCGATAAATTCCAGCGGCGACATTCCAGTGAGTGAAAAGGGCATTTGCATCAGCGCCTCGATCTCGTCTTCCCGGCGCCGCGCGATCCGCGCCGCGAGCCACGCTCCAGCAATTCGCGAACTTCGGTTAACTGCGACGTCGAGGCGCCAGCCGCGGATATGGCTGCGCGGCGCGCGGCCGGCGTTCGGCGAGACGATTCTGACGGGCACGGATAGGCCATGCGGATGCGCTCGATGTCGCCGACGGTGAATAGCTTATTGCGACCAAAGCCGCCGTAAAAGGCAACGCCCTGCACATCGCGCGGATTTTTCTTGAGCCAATCGCGCAGCGACCGCTCGCCGGTGCGCAGGTCGGCGGCGGCTTCGCGGATCAGCTTATAGGGCGTTTGCATTGGTTGCCCGGATTATTGATCCATCGAGAACGCGGCGCGGATGATCGCCACGGCAGGTTTGCCATCCAGCCGGCCGGCGCACGCAAGGCTGTCCGCCAACGCTTCCACGGCGCGCCACGCTTTCGGCTCATCGAAGATCTCCGAAGCTTGGCTAAGCCCATGGTCTATAATTTCGGCGGCTTCCTCGTCAGTCAATCCGGCAAGCTTGCAGGCCCCAACAGCATATGCCTTATCGTCTTCGCATTCGTAGCCTTTCAGTACCTCGCTGGGCATTTTTCCTAAAAACTTAGCTTCTGCTGCCGGACCGGCGAGATAAGCAAGAACCTTGAGCGAAGCCCATCTCGCCACGTCGATGCCGGCGGCTTTGCATGCCGTGACTTGCGCAAGAGCGACGGCAGGATCGGGCGGATCGAGAGACTGTGGAACCGGATTTGCTTTTAGATAGTCCATCATCGGGCGCGAATAGTTCGGCCCGAATGTGACCCCCGATGCCGACACCATGGCTTTGCCGTCGAGGGTCGGCCGCGGGTGCGGATCGAGATCAATTTCCATATAAAAGATTGCTTCTTCGGCTTCGAAACCAAGTTCGCGAGCTGTAACGAACCGCGCAACCGCATGCCCGGCTTCATGTATGGCTGTTGCCTTCGCGAGGCTGCCACTTGATGAGCGTACCTGTTTCGCCCGGCCGCGCCGCTCACGTCGATTCATGTCTCACCAAATTGATAATGGGGCGATCGAAGGCGAAGCCCGCGAGCGCCCCGCTGCTGATCCTACGCGACGGTCTCAGGCCCGGCAAAATGCGGTGCTGCCTTTTCCACCGCCGTCAACTCCACGAGATCGTCGCAAATATTGCAGCCAATCTCGTGGTCGTCACCGGCAAATTCCAAGGGCGCCAAGCCACGGCCGCGGTTCAGATGGAATTGCGCCAGGCGAGCCTTGACCGCCAAGCCCTCGATCGTGGTCGCGCGGATATTGGCGATGCTTTGCCAAAGCCGGTCGAGATCGTCGAGCCTCGCGTCGTATTGCGTATCGAGGCGGGCCAAGCCGAGCGATGTGGCCTGCTCCCGGCGCGCGGCCGTGTACGCGTCCGCAGCGCCGATGATCTCGTCGGCGCGCTCGCGAGCGCGCCGCATCCAATCTTCGGCGTTAAACATGCCCCTCATCCGGCGCGGCACCGCGTCGAAAAAGTTTTCCCAGCCCTTGGCCTGCCGCCGCCGCAGCTTGCCGATATCGGCCGACGTATAGAAGCCGTCGACGAGATCAAACTGAATCGGGAAGATTTCGTCACCATCGCGGCGGCGCATCGCGTCGCTCGGCAGCGGCTTGTGCGCCTCGTGTTTGGCCTCCGCCGCGTTGAGATCGCGGCGCGCGATCTCGGCCGCGCCAATCGCCAGGTCGAGCGAAGCGCCGAGCTGCAGCAACTCCGCGTCGCCGTCCGCCGTGAAGTCGGCCGCCGCGCGCTGCAGGCCGGCAAGCGAACGATTCAGGCTGGCGAAGAAAGCATGCTGCTCGGCGCGCCCGTTCAACTCCTCGTCAAAAAAACCCTCGCCAAAAACCACGCTGGATTGATGATCGAGAAAGCGCGCATAGGCCGCAAGACCTAATAGCGTGGTCGGCGCGGTCGACGCGAGATTGAGACGCGAAGCCAAAATTTCTTCCGTGCTGGCCTCACAGTCGACGACTTCGCCCGCATCCGCTAAATCGCAGAGCCGATCGGACCCGGCGGACGCTCTCTGGTAGCGCTCGATCGCCGCGAAGATCGGATCGGGCGCGGACGCGGCCGGCTCCGCAACGGAAGCGGAGACGATCGAAGGCGCTAAGATGGAAACTGACGCGACAGACGCAACAGACGCACGCATGAACGCTCTCCTCGTTTTTGCTGGTGACCCGGTCGAAGCCGCCTCGGCAACCGCCAGGCGTGGCATGGCAGCGCCGTCGACTGGCGCGGCAACGGCGCTGGCGCTATGCGCCGGCACAATGAGCGAACGATTGTGGGACATGGGATGCTCTTGAGGTTCGGCTTTCCAAGGCCGTCGCCGGTGTCAGACCGGCAGCCGGGAGTTGGAAACCTGCTCAAGAGACAGGTCGGCACGCTTTTAAGGGTTTCCCCTCTGGACATGGCGCACCGCTCCCGGCCATGATGGCCAGGTCGGCGCGCCCGCCAAGGCGCGTCAGTGCGCATAGAGCCCGCCAAGGCTCGCCGCGCGCAGCCCGCGAACCCCGCCAAGGGTCGCCGGCCGATCTTGAGTCAGGGCTTCCAAACCCATCCGAATCATACACGGGAAACCGGCGATTGTGAATCGCCGGCAGATCTCCCGTTTTGCCTGTGCATTTCCGGGCGCCCAGCCACTGCCATTGAGCCGCAGCACGCCTTGGTGTGGTAGCTTGCTCCTTGTGCAAGACGGACCTTTCCGCGATGCCTGACGAAACAATCCTTTCGGTCGAGAGCGCGCTAGCGGCGCTGAATTCTTTGATAAAGCCGCAGCGCAAAAGCCGCCGCTGGCTGGTCGAATTTTTGCAGGCGACAAAGGCCGATCCCGCGGGGCGCCCGCTTTACCGCCTCGCCGGCCGAGACAAGCTGGTCTACTTCGACCGCATGATCGAAGCATTCCCTTGCCACGCCGCCCCGACGCCGTCCAAAAAAAGACAGCGGCGCGGAGCTTCAAAATCGGCCGCGCTGAGCACGGAGTCACTATGGGCGCGAGCTGCAAAACTCACAGGCGATTCTTCGCTGTTGCGGTTCGCGCAAAAGCCCCGATCATGACTTTTGCGGCATTCAAAGACGTCGTGATTTTCCTTCTGGCGTTATATGGCGCGGCGCTTTCGACATTGAATTTTTGGACCTCGACGCGAAAAGACAAGCGCACGGTGCGCGTCTCGCTCTCGACCGTAATGCCGACCTTTGGCGCCGAGCTCGGCGGGTGCTTCGCGAAAATCGAGGCGGTGAATATCGGGCATCGACCCGTAACGATCGAGTCTCTCACTTTGGAGTTGCCCAACGGGGCGCGGCTCTGGCCGGCAAGCCGCGATCTCTTTCCTGGAGTCCCCGATACAAGGCTGCCTGCGACGCTTGCCGACGGACAAAGCGCGCACTTGGCTATTCCATATGCCGACATAGCCGATGGGCTGCGGCGCGGCGGCTACAAGGGCAGGATCAAAGTCAAGGCGATTTGTCTGGACAGCGTCGGAAAGGTGCATGAAGGCGATCGATGGGAAGTCGATCCCGAAGAATTCGCGCGCATGTGAAAACGGCGAGAATATCGATGGATGAGTCCGCCATACCCGAAACCGTCCGCGCAGCCCTGGCCGCACGCCCGCACTTGACGATGCCGGAACTTTCCCGCGTCGCGCGGATGGACCCGAAGACGATCATGAGGCACATCGACGCCGGCAATCTAAACTGGCGCCATATCGGGCTCGGCGCACAACGCGTCCGGCGCGGCTTCACCGCGGCCGACATCGAAGGCTTATATCGCCGCATCGCGCGCGGCGGCGCGCCTTCGCCAACGATTACGCCGCAACGTTTCGGCAAGGGCAGGCTAACTGTTCGTCACCGTCCCGCGCCTGCTACTCGCCTATAACCGTTCGCGTGCGCGACACGTTGAGCTCGTCCGCAACGCTGAGCGGCGACAAGCGGAGCAACTCCGCAAACGGCGCGTGCGGCCGGCACGATCGACACGACAGCGCCGGAATGAGGCTGGTCACTGTGGCGTCGGGGTGCCGGTCGATCGCGCGCAGGTCGACCGATTGCGTGGTGCGGCAGGCCGGACAGCGCACCCAGAGAAACCAACAGCGAGCGGCCACGGCCGCGCCGATCGTCGGCGAGAACAGCATCGGCATGTGCGCTTCCTGCCGCGCGTTCCATGTCGTGACCAGGCGCTCGGCATCCTCGAGGATCTGCGGGCCAAGCGAGCGACGCGCAGCCGCTTCCTTCGCCGCCGCCGCGGCGCGCTCGCTTTCCATCCGGCGCTTGTTGAATCCCATAGCGACAGGAATTCGGCCACGCCACGGGGAGGGGAGTCAATCGGGGCGAACTGAGCGGCGCCCCGCACCGATCCGACGCGCGTCAACCTCAGTCATCTCGGCGGTCAACATCGTCAACCGTGATTTTCAAGCAGTTTTACTGCCCCTTTTCCGGGCTGCTGCGCGCTCGCGTTGAGGGGGTGGTGGGGGGAAGGACCCGTCGCCCTTGGCGGAGGGGCGCCCTCCACTGATCCGCGCCCTCTGGGGGCATAGCGATCAACCATCGGCCGCGGCGCGCAACCGATGAAGAGCGACTGCTTTTCTCAAGCGAACGACGGCGGCGTAGCAGGCAACCTTTGCCTTCGCCGGATCGGCCTTCGCTTTCCCATACGATTTTGACGCTTCAATTATGCTCGCTAGCTGACCGGCCACGTCGCTGAATTCCATCCCCACCATCTGATCGCGAAGGCGCCGGCAGAGCTTCCGTAATTGGCAGGCGAGTTCGGCGGTCGGTCCATCCATAAGCGACTGCGCCAACGTCTCGACGCCGGCGCAAGCCTGCTCGACCTCTTCGATCGTTTCCATCGTTAAAGTTCTCCATGCCGGGGAGACGACTCTAGCGAAGCGACGCGATTCACCATCCAAAATCAAGGTGACTGACAATCTCAAAAAGCGCCACGGCGCCTAGAGCCAGCGCGAGCAACACGATCAGCACCACGGCAGCGATGGCGAGGAGGCGGCGCGGTTTCATCGCACACCGCCAGGTGAGGGCGTCTCCCAAAATAAGTGTTCAGCTTCAATCGCACCGGAAGGCCCACACTTTCGCGCAAGCCTTTGACAGATCAAAAGACTGCCGCTTCTCCCGGGCCCACCACACAGTCCTACGCAAACAGAGATTTCCCGGTTCATTGCGAAATGCCCCGAACTGGCGGGGATTCGTGCGCGTATTTTGTCTCTGCGAACCGTCGATTGGATAACACCGGCCGTTTCGGCGCCTTTGTCTCTGCCCGGTAAAATCGCGTTTCCCGACAGCGGAGACCAGTGTTGGTGGAGACTCGGTTCGAATGGTGGATCAGTGCGAGGGAAGACGGAGCAATTCGTGCTGTCGGGACCATTCGGGTGGCAAGTCGGTGAGGCGAGCGACGCCCATGCCATGCGGTAGTCGGCCATCGATGGCTGCTTTGACGAGATCGGGTGCGAGGAAGGCAAGCGAGATCGTCATGTTTACTTTGCGGATGCTGCAATCCTCACGGTTCGCGATGCTTTCCGTGGTTGCTGATGGATCAATTGTAAGTTCATCAAGCCAACGGCGTCCTCGGGCAATGGCGGCGACCAATGTCGCCCGTGATTCCGAACGGATCGGTCGAGCATGTTGCGGCGGCATCCCCTCGGGCAGAAGAATCTCACGGCGTCGCGTTGATGGCGTCCTTTGCCACGGGACATGAAGAGCGCCATTGGCTCTGGTCTTCTTGCGATTGCCTGTCCCATTCGGCTCTTCGGTAAGGCGGATGACCAATTGCTTCGGTTGAATCTCAACGCGTGCGACCCGGGTATTAATGAGGTTTCGGTCGTCAATAGGCTGGGACAGTTTGAGGTGCTCTCGAACCGATTTGATGACTAGCGCCTCGACATCAGTCGCCGGCACTCGGCGCACCGATCCGGCGCGTTCGGCTGTGCCTTGGAGGAGGGCCGAAGACAGATAGTATCGGTATTTCACGTTGCCCCTGCGGGCATGGCTCGGGGTCATGCGGTTGCCGCGATCGTCGAAGATACGGCCGGCCAGGAGAGCCTCGGATTTCATCCATTTGGCATTATGGTTGGTGACCTGCTGATTTAGCCTCGCTTGGACAGCATCGAACAGAGCCCTGTCCAGAATGGCAGTTTGCTCGCCCTTGAGGACTTCGCCTTTGAAAGCGACTTCGCCGATGTAGAAGCGATTACGGAGAAGTTGTGCGAGCGAGCCCCGCGCAAACGGTATGCCGCCGAGGCGCTTACCTGTCTTAAGTTTACGGAGCTTGGTAACAATGCCCCGCTTGCGCAGATCGGCCATCAGGAGGTTGAGGCTGCCAAGCTTGACATAGCTGCGGAAGATGGTTCGGACCCGGTCGGCCTCGGCTGCATTGACTGTGATCTTTCGATCTTTGGCGTCATAACCAAGGGGCGTCATGCCTCCGACCCAGAGCCCCTTGCGTTTGGATGCCGAAATCTTGTCGCGGATGCGCTCGGAAGTGACCTCACGTTCGAATTGGGCAAAGGACAGCAGCACATTGAGCGTCAGCCGGCCCATGGATGTGGTGGTGTTGAACTGCTGGGTGACCGAGACAAACGATACATTGTGCGCGTCGAACAGCTCGACGAGCTTGGCAAAATCGGCCAAGGAGCGGGTCAAGCGGTCCACCTTGTACACGACGATGACGTCGATTTTTCCCGCTCCTACGTCCACTAGGAGCCGCTGCAGGGCCGGCCGGTCGGTGGTGCCACCCGAGAAGCCGCCGTCGTCATATTTGGCTCTTAGCAGGGTCCAACCGGCATGGGCTTGGCTGCGGATATAGGCTTGCGAGGCGTCATACTGGGCGTCTAGCGAGTTAAAATCCTGCTCCAGCCCCTGGTCGGTCGAAACGCGGGTATAGATTGCGCAGCGCACCGCCTTCGCCGATCCGGCCTTCATGCCGAAGCCCCTTTTGCCGGCTTATCTCGCAGGCCGAAGAACCTCGGCCCATTCCAACGGGTGCCGGTGATCGCAAAGGCAGCCTGCGACAGGCTCGGATAGGTCTTGCCGTTCCAGGCAAATCCGTTGGCGAGCACGGACACCCGTTGCATGCGCCCATTCCATTCACGGCCCAGGACGGTGCCCGGCCGCACATCCGCGATACGCCGAACCAAGCGCACGGCTTTCTGTCCTGCCTTCTCAGGAGACTCGGAACGATCAAGCAGATTCTTGCTCTCGCCATCCAGGTCACCGAACCGGTCGGCCTGCAGCCGATAAGCCAGGATGCGAAACAGAAGATGCCGGGGCAGGTGATGGGGCGGCTGCCGCCCTATAATGCTTTGCCAACGGCCGCGAAGTTCTTTGACGCCGAGATCGCGTAAGCACGCGATCTCGGCCTCGAGTTTTTTATGGTCCGGCAGCGCAGGACCGATCCTTACGCGCGGCATCGAATTTAGGCCGGCCGGCGCCTAGATTGGCGAGATGAAGGTCCGCCCCCAACCGCGCTCGTTATCTGATAGACTCGATTGTCATCGACCATCTTCGAGCCAAGCTTCAGCTTGAGGCGCTTGCGCACCACGCCGGCAAAAAAGCCGCGCACCGAATGCTGCCGCCATCCCGTGGCTTTCATGATGGCCGCGATCGTTGTGCCTTTAGGCTGTCTCAGCATACCAAGGACGGTTTCTTGTTTGGTGCCGCTACGGGTTGGGCCCGCAACGCGCTGAAGCTTTGCAGGTCCCTTGGCGCGAGTTTGGCCGCGTGCCGGCTCGGGTTTACTTCGTTTTTTGCGGTGCAACATTTGAGATCCCTTCGGTTGTGACGGCATAAGCGCCGTCACCGCCGAAGCCCCGCGATGGCAACAGGGCCGGCGGGGCGGGATCCAGATAGAGCCGAAGGTCCTATTTGGCTTGCGGACACTGACGCTCTATTGCCAGCGACAGTCCAGTCCTTTCTGGGGGCGAGATCTCTGCTGTGGGGGGTGATTTCCGAATGGGGGACATAACCGTATTCTCAGTTTGAATCTCACTCGCTCCGCCAATCCCTGTTCCGAAACCGCTCTCCGATGCCGCGAGCTGCGAGCGAGAGCATGCTTTTGGGGGCCATTCGCCGCGGCGACCTCTGTACTTCCACGCTCGTCACTACGGCCAAAAGTCTTCTCCGCGGGCTCATTTTCTCCAGAGCTCTGTACTTTTGGCCAAGGATACGGTTCGTCCAAAACCATAAACACCGGCATTTTCGCACACGATTCTCAGGCTAGAGTTTGAAGGGGCATTCGCCTGGTCGAGCGAAGTCGCGAACGGCCTTAGTTCGTCTCTGGCTTCGAATACCGCCAAATTAGTCAACCAACATCGGCCTTATTGATTTTCTCGATCGCGCTTGCGATCTGTTGGGAAATCACAATTTCATTACAAGTTTGATCTGGGCATCGATCCACGAGACTTGTGAGGAATTAGCTATTTCCTTGCAAGTGAGAGTCTGCCCATTCCCGAGTTCTTGGTAGCCCTTGTTTGGGAAGCACTGTCGATTGGTGGTAACCGGCGACCGTCCGCCCAAGTTAGGCCAAAAGCCTGTGGTATCGATTCGCCAGCCGTCAAAGGTTTGCCGGGCGTTGGCCCGGGCGAAAGCAGCCATTGCCTCGCTGCTTGGGAATGGCGCCGAATAAAAAAGGAGTGGGTCGTGGCGTTCAAAGGGCTGTTCATTGGGGTCGACCGCTATGCGTCGCCCGACGTCAATTGGCTAAGCTGCGCTACGCGGGACGCGAGGGCGCTGCACGCTATGTTTACCGACAATCTTGGTGGTAGCGCCAAGCTGCTCGCTGATGAGCAAGCGACACGGGCATCGATTCAGCAGGAATTTGAGGCTCTCGCGAATTGTGACGTCGAGGACGTTGTAGTGATCGGTTTTTCTGGGCACGGCACCGATACCCACCAGCTTGTGACCTATGACACAGGCTTGGAGGACCTCACCGACACAACCATCCCGCTGGAAGAACTGAGAGTTTGGTTTGAACGCATACCGTCGCGTCGCCTTGTGCTCTTTTTGGATTGTTGTTTCTCTGGTGGCATGGGCGCCAAAGTGCTTCATGCCGATGGAGTTCCGCGCGATCCGACCTCTGTTGAGGCGCGTTTGGCGAATCTGTCAGGCGACGGTCGACTCATCGTCACTGCATCGGGGCCGACCGAGGCCGCCTATGAAAGCCCGCGATTGCGGCACGGGTTTCTTACCTATTACCTGCTTGAAGCCCTACAAGGCGCCGAGGAAGTTCAGGATGCAGGACGAATCCCCGTTTATCGCTTGCTCGAATACATTACGCGCCGAGTGGTCGATGCGGCCGATAAGGTCGGTCACCCACAACACCCGACGGTGCGCGGGCAGATCGATCGCGAACTCGTTTGGCCGCTATTCAAGCCGGGTATGCTGTATGAGGCCGCCTTTCCAGAGCGAGCTCGTTCTGTCGCCGCAGCCGATGTGGTCAGCCTGGCAGTCTTTGGGTTTCCCGCACATCTGCTCGCGGCTTGGAGCGGCGCAATTCGAGAGATAAATCCGCTTCAATTGGCGGCAATCAATGAATACGGCGTTCTTAATGGAGAGAATGTTTTAGTGTCGGCCCCGACATCGTCCGGTAAGACTATGATCGGAGAGCTTGCGGCATTGCGCAGCATCCTTGATCGCCGACGCGCACTATTTCTCTTGCCGCTAAAGGCCCTTGTTAACGACAAGCTGCGTCAGTTTCAGCGGCTCTATGCCTCCTTTGGAGTGAGAACGATCGAAGCAACCGGCGAGACCGATGACATTTCGCCGCTATTACGCGGGCAGTATGATATTGCGCTCCTGACCTACGAAAAATTTGCAGCTATTGCGCTGGCTTATCCGCATGTCATCGAGCACGTTGGTACCATTGTGGTTGATGAAGTGCAGATGATCGCGGACGCCTCGCGCGGCGCTAATCTGGAGTTTTTGCTGACGCTGATCCGTATGTTGGCCCGCAGTGGCATTGCCCCACAACTCGTTGCGCTGTCGGCGGTGATCGGCGACACCAACGGCTTCGAGCGGTGGCTTGGCGCAAGATTGCTTCGGCGCACCGAGCGGCCCGTTCCACTGGATGAAGGCTTGTTGCTTGCCGACGGCCGTTTCCGGTATCTCGACGGAAAGAGCGGCGTAGAAGGAGTGACTGAGCCTTTATTTAGGCCGATTTATCGGAAGGGCAGCAGCCAAGATTGGGTAATACCGCTAACCCAAAAACTCGTCGCCGAAGGCAAACAGGTTATCGTTTTTCGGGAGAGGAAGGGCGACACCCGTGGCTGCGCCAACTATCTGGCAGAGAATTTGAGATTGCCTCCGGCAGCGGAGGCGCTGCGCATGCTTCCGACCGGCGACCCTTCCCTTGCGTCATCCGCGCTACGCTCGGCCTTGCAGCGAGGCGTCGCTTTCCACAATGCCGACCTGAATCCGGGTGAACGGCGGGCCGTTGAGGAAGCCTTTCGGCAGGAGGACTCCACTCTACGCGTAATCGCCGCTACGACGACGCTTGCGATGGGTATTAATACACCTGCGGCGGCTGTTATTGTCGTAGGCTTAGAGCACCCTGGCCAAGTTCCATACAGCGTCGCAGAGTATAAAAATATTGTCGGTCGCGCGGGGCGTCTGGGTCATGCCGAGCGCGGAACCTCATATTTGCTCGCAGTCGATGGCCTTCACGAGCACGATTTCTGGAACCGCTATGTCCGGGGAACGCCGGAAGACCTGCAATCCCGGTTTCTTGGATCTACCACCGATCCGCGCACGCTCATCATCCGCGTCCTGAATGCGGCACGCCGGTCGGTTGACGGCGTCACCGCCGAGGAAGTAATCGAGTTTCTAGAAGCCAGCTTTGGAGCTTTCCAGGAGATCCAACGCAACGGACACTGGAAATGGAGTCGCGACGATTTGGCAGCCTCACTGAGGGACCTCGCACAACATGGTCTAATCGAAATCAAGCCGGATGGGAGCCATCGCCTGACGCCGCTGGGTCAACTTGCTGGTCAGGGCTTATGCGAAGTCGGCTCTGTGGTGCGATTAGTTGACTGTCTGCGTCCACTTGGGGATCGCGAGATTTCCGACCCGGCCCTTATCACAGCCGTGCAAGCTACCATTGAGCTGGATCAGGTACTCTTTCCTATTAATAAGAAAAGCACGCAAAAGGAGCCTCAGGCCTGGGCGCAGGAACTGCGGAACCAGGGAGTTTCGCACCTCATTCTTCGGAATCTCCAACGCGACGTAAGCTCTCAACATGAGGCGACGCTGAGGGCCAAGAAAGCCGTCGCTTGTTTGCTGTATATATCCGGTCGCCCCATAGAGGAAATCGAGCGTATTCTAACTCAATTCGGCGGGGCGTCTGATGGAGCTGCTGGCCCGATACGTGCGGTCGCTTCCAGAACCTGTGATATGCTTCGCACAGCGGCCGACATCGCTGAAATTCTGCATCCCGGTCTTGATCTTGCGGAACGCGTCAGCCGCCTGTTGGTTCGGCTGGACTTGGGCATTGCGGGAGCGGTAGTTGAAGTGGGCCGCATAGCACGATCGCAGTTCTCGCGTAGTGATTATCGACGTCTGGCAGCGGCAGGCTTTACGACCGCACAGCAGATTCGTGGTGCCGATCTAGCGCGGCTCGGTGAATGTCTCGGTGGCGACTCGGCCAAGCTCAAGCTTCTAAAAGACGCATCCGAACAGATGGCGGCTCAAGAGGAGCGACGTTCTGCTCAGAAGCCTCCACCTGTGTTAGAGCCCTACGTAGCTTAGACGCCTCATTTCCTCTCAGGCATTGTGGTCGGCGTTAATGCGCTTTGGCTTGGCTTTACGTTCTTTACCGAACATTCCCAATGGGTGAAAAAAGTACGAGGATTGCCTTATCGAAGCGCTGGCCAGAAACCCCAATTGTAAGCCGCCGCCCATAGCGCCGAAGAAGGCAGCGAATCGAATTTCTCAGCTTTTGCCGGGTCGCGCTAAGTCGCGACAATAGGCTGCCGCGAAGGGAGGAGTTGTTGGGATTGTTTAATGTGGAAACGCCTCCTCGACTTGCACCCGTCCGTCCTGGCCATTGTTCATTGCGTTAAAAATTTTAATGTGTAACTGACGCTTTGGCTTCCTTCCTTAAATACTTCCTGATTAGGAGCCTGCAAAGCACCCCCCAAAGCGCCACCGTTCTTTCCTGTAAGGCTGATCTGATCCCCGCGACGGAAATATGGGTTTGGCGAGTCCGGTGGCACCGTTTCACTGGAGGTAGCATTCAAGGTGCAGCCATCACTCGAGCACCGGTAGGTCCCATCGAAGGGCACGTATAACGCGCCCACGCCGACGTTGAACGCCAGCCATCCAGTAGCTTCTTCGCCTTGTTTGCCGGCGAATAGGGCAAGCTTGACGCTCCCCTGCGTTCCGCCGCCTTGAAACGTGCCAGATATACGCACTGCCGGCGGGAATAGACTGCTCTCCTGCTGAGGAAGTGATGGCGCAAAGGATTTCAAATGAGCCCAGTTCTTTAGGAAGAAAGCTGAAAACGTCTCCTTGCGTTGGTCCAACGCAGTTGAGCTTAGAACGCCATTAATCCCAAAGACTTGTACTTCTGATCCGGCAAAACTCGCAGAGTACTGTTTGATGAGCGCCTCAAAAGAAGCCGCCGTGGCTTTTGTATCTAGCGAAGCGTCTTTAAGCGACCCATCTGTGTAAATGATCAAGCGGTAAAACGCTTTGGGGTCAGAGAAGCGATCCTTGTCAAACGCGATCGCCCCAAGAATGTTCTGCCGATCGCCAGCCTGGTATTTATTAGATTGGGCTATCACTTGATCGAGCGAGTTTCGTAGACGAGCGTCAAAGGTCTGCAAGTTCTCACGCTGTTGGTCAGCAGGATCAAGAGTGGTCAATCTATCCACGATCCCGCGGTTGGTTCGGGACGCCTGAATTTCCGAAGCAGAAAGGACGGGATAGCAAGAATCGAACACCTCTTTGATCTCAAAAGTATTAGGGTTCACTCCAATTATCGCCAAATTCTCTCGCGGAGCGAGTTCCAGACGGTTTAAGATGGCTAGCCCCCAATCTTGCTTGTTGCTCTGGATGGCCGCCAAATCAACATAGACTACAGTCTTTCGGTACGTCAGAACGGGCGCGGTTTTGCAAAGATGGTCGATATTCGGCGTGGCAATCAATTGCGCGTTTGCCGGCGCGCACAACGCCATAACAGCAACGATCGGCACCAAAAGCTTACAAAGATTCAGCGAGTCCTGCATAACTTTCCCCCACAACGCCTAGCTAATTCCTTCGCTTTCTTTAACTTCCTTAAGGCGTTCAATTAGACTTCTGATGTCGTCCCGCAAGGTGGTATATTCGTTTAACGCAACTTTATTTTTATCCCTCAACCGTTCGTAGTAAGCGTTCAAACGCTTTTCTTCGGCGACGAAGGGCTTGAGCTTCTTATCCACGACGGCGCTTGCTCGCAAATAATCGCGATATTTCTCCCTTAGCTCGGGCACTTTTTCGTGCATCGCCCAGGAATATAATGTGCCCAATACCCAAATCAGAATGTTGACGATTATCGTCGGCCCGAGCCGAGACCAGATCATGGAGCTGCTGGCCCCACCGAATGTAGAAGCTCCGGCGCCTGTGTTGAGCCCTAGCTCGTCCGAGATGACGATCCAACGCAACCAAACAACCGTGATAAATGCGCAAATCAAAGCCACGGTCGCAATCGTTAGGGCTAGTTTTCTGCCTAAGATGTTTCGATATTCAACCGACGGATGGATGATTTCCGAGATTTGTTTGAGGTAGGCACCGTGAAGATCGCTCGCAATGGCAAAAATGGCGGCGACGATGATTGTTGCCGCGATTGCAAAAACGGGTATGAAAATCGCGGAAAACGTCGCGAAGTTCACATACCATTCGGCTACACCGACCAAAATCAACGGAATGGAGTACAAAACTGGTGAGATATTCCTGGGATAGCCGCCACCATTAACTTGCCGGCGTTCCTGGAAATCTTGATCCGCAGCCTTTTGCGCTTGAAGGGCTCGTTGATAGGTCGGGTCTTTGTCGACCTGCTCGCGCTTCGCTTGGATCGCCGCAACCTCTTCTGCGTCCAACTCCGCGAGGTGGTGAGTACTTCTTTCGTCGATCTCGCTCGTAAGTCGCTTCTCAGCGTTCGTTAAATTTCTGAGATGCGCTCGACGTTGGTTAGTGTCATTGCGGTTCGACGCGAGATAAGCAAGCGCCCCACGCCGGATCGGTTCAATTTCCTCGCGAAGTGAATCGTTTGGCATCTTCTGTTCGCCTATTGTGTCTGAAGTTCTTTTAGGGATGGCCTTTGAAGGGTTTCGGCCGGCAAGGGGTCCCTCGTTGGATGAGGATTGACTGGAAGGGCGCTCCTTGCCAGGTCAACTGTGGCTAACGGTTGGCCGTCGCCGGACGCGGGAAGAACCGGAACGGTCTTTGGGCCTGCGGCGCAGTCGGTTACGGCAGGATTTTTTAGGTCGTTGTCGTAGCGGAAGCAGGGGTTGTATTTAATTTGCTCAATTGCGGCTTTCGTTGCTCCGGGAACATCCGAAATGAAAAATTCTACCCTTCTGTTTCTTGCGCGGCCGTCGGCGGTGCTATTGCTAGCGACGGGCTGTTGTTTTCCCATCGGCACAATTCCCAAGAATCTATCCTGGACGCCGGCGCTCCTGAGCGCCAAAGCAACTGTTGAAGCTCTGTTCTTAGAGAGTGTGTCATTGTAGTCGTCGGAACCGACGGCGTCGGTGTGGCCGACCACAAGGATAGATCTATAGGAGCTATCTTTTTTCAGGGTATTGGCGAAATCAAGGACGGCAGATTGTGCCGCTCGTTCGAGCGAAAAGCTGTCGAAGGCGAAGAAGACTGTATCGCTGTAGCGTATGTGCGACACCGGAACGGATACCTTTACATTTGGTAGGGTTCCCGGAGGCAAAGTGATCACCAGATAGTCAAAGGTATATTGTGTGGCGGTCGCTTGCAGCGTCTTAAAGAGCGAATCTCGGATTGCTTGGTTCTTAAGCAGACTGGCTTCGTTCACGGCCCCGTACAGCGCCCCAGCGTTTCGGTCACTGGAAGAATCGGTTTGCTGCGCCGCTGCCGGCTTTTGCGCTGTCGAGTCCGATGTTTGGAGCGGAGTTTTTGGTTTGTCAGAATACGATGACGCGTTGACCGCTAAGAATCTAAGCGTGCCTTGTCCTTCGTCATCGTGGCTCGCAATCCACACGAACCCTGGCCCACCGCCAACGCGGTACACGGGAAGTCCGGCTCGTGCTGAGCGCGAGAAGTCTCCGATAAAGTCAACGAGAAAACCTTTCTGAATTGCCTTGTTGCTCGCCAGGTCGCGAAGACTACCGTCATCAAGTGGTTCGAGAGTTGCCTGTCCCCACACCGCGAGAGTCCCCGCAGGGAAACCGGGGCGGGAGGGTAGTTCCGTGATACGAGGCGCTGAATTCACTTTTTTGGAATAGCGTTCGATGTCGTCTCGAACCTCTGACGGCCCCCAATATGCTGGAGACTGAAAGCGATTGACGTAAACGACGGTACCGCCAGCGGCGTGTAAAATGGAGAATGTTGTTTGGAAAGCTCCCCGAGCCTCGCTCCCCGTTACCTGCTTGGTGCAAAAAGTGTACCCCGAAAATTGCGTGCTTTTTTGACATTTAAAGTCGTCCTGGGTGGCCTGATTTTTTGGAAAATGGTCACCGAGTGCAATTCCATCAACAGAGTATAGAAGACCGGAGTTATCGCCGGTGTTGTTACCAGTTGGAAGCATCGACGGAGAACTGGCTGCTTGGACTACCGACGAGGCCGCGGCGGCAGCCAAAGACAACGCTGCCGCGGCGAGGAGCACGCAGATTGATCCCGGCCAGAGGCAGTGCAAGCGTCTCTCAGGATACGCAGCCAACTTCAGTCCCCTATAAGCACTGAAGTTAAGCTTCCGCGCGCAATGCGTGCAATAGGTCGTTATCTACACCAAGGCCACATCTCGTTGTGGGTGTTTATAACACCTACAATATGTTGATATGTTCTTGCCGGCAGATAAAGGCGGCGTATTCAGGCACCTCATTGAGAGGGGAGACAGGCTGTCCAATCCGCCGCTTCGGCGCCCAGGCTCCTATTAAGCACCGAAGCCAAGCGAACCCCTGCGCGGCTTAGCTGAAGGCGCACATCTACTTCGGCGGTGTCTACATAATTTGTATCGAGATGCCGTATTGACTCGTTTGACGGTGGAAGACCGCCATAGGCGTCAACCTTGCCGACTTTGAATGTCTCCAGGGCCCAATCGTCCGGCGAGCCTGCCGCCCATTCAATGGCATCGGCGGGTGCTATTTGCGCAAGCAATTGTTTTGCTAGGGCCGATGGCGGTTTGGCGATGTCGTCAACAAATTGCGTATCCCAAAAGCCGTGCAATTCGTCCCTTGGAGTATGGGGAAACCCATCTACGATCACCTTGACGCTGTTGCCTCCTCTGTCGTGGTTATCCGACGAGTGGAGGGGTTGATGGAGGTCCCCAATGAGATGCAGGAGGAATTTCAGTGCAATCAAACTTTCTTCGGGGTCAATATTTTGTGCGGCCAATTCGGCTTGAAATTGCAGGACCTTGTCTACCGCACATGCACGCGCCGGGCCATTCGACGCGAGCGTGTTCGCCGCCAGTGGTTTGCGACCAAAACAGGCGGCATCTAGGTCTGGATTTTGATTTCCTATCTCGATATCTGTGAAATGCCAATTTTGCGTCTGCACGTAGTGCACTGTTCGATTATCCATGTCGCGATACTTGTCTGCCCAGGTAGCCTCGTTTGCAATGTCGTGCGCCGTGAGTGGATCAGCGTCTGCCGCTAACATTGCGGTCACCTGATTTTTAGCAGACCGGGTCAGACACTGCTGTGCAATTAGCGCTATAGCCTTGTGACCGTCATCGCCCCATGAAAAGGCAGTTTGGGAAGCTCCAAGTACCAGGAATAGACTGACGGTTGCTATTTTCGTATTCATAAAACGACCCTCCCAAAGTTTTACTCCGTCATCTCACCAACATGACGCGCGTTGATTGGACTAGGACGGGCGAATACTCAAGCGGCATCCAGGATGAGCATGGAAGGGCGTGTGGTCGATCGCGGACTATATTGAGGCTACGGAAACCGGCGACGAAGCCCCGCGTCAGAAGTTCATGGGCGACATCCTCAAATATAATAAGGAGGACCTAGCAGCGACGTGGAACGTTTTAGGCTGGGTGAAATCCTTCGGCACCGGAATGACTGCGGCGTAGCGAGCCGAGCGGGGTGTCGGAGCATAGTCCCTATGGCGAACGAATTTCGGCTGCTTCCGCCGTAGTATCTGATCACGAACGGAGCCCTCTTGTCCTTCGACGCAGAAAGCGCATCTTTGAGCGCCGCGGCGACCGGATATAGAGGCCGCGGCCCAGTTGCGCGACCGCCGTCAGATTGGCGACTTGGTATGAAATCACAATGTACTAACAAGTCGCTTCGTCGCAAGTTGCCGCGGGCGAGACCGTGAGCTGCATGCACATAACTTCAGATTACGAACTAGCCAAAGCAAGACCCTATGTGAGGTCTTTTGCCGGCTAGTGTCGACTAACCGATGGCCCACCGAGTGTTTCCGGACTAACCTGTTCTCATGAATGCAATCAATGCAGACACGCGCTTTCGGCTTGCTGCTGTCGAGCACCTCGAGCGCGTGAGTGTCGCCGATGTCGTCACCGCCGACGATCTCCGCGCCGGCTTCATCGTCGATGGAGAGCGAATTCCATACATCAATCCCCAGCGCGGCATCTTCAAACCTGCCGCGATGCGGTACCTGCTGAGTGTCCGCACAGTATTTCCAGTATCGGGCCGGAAGGTTTGGTACGACGACCAGCGCCAAGTGCATGAACAGATCGCCCGCGGCGACGACCTCATTGACTACGCGTTCATGGGCACCGACCCGGCCGCGGCCGACAATCGTTGGCTTCGAGAGGTGATGGAGGCGCAGATCCCGGTTATTTATTTTCTTGGCGTGGCGCCGCAGCGGTATTCGCCGATTTGGCCCGTCTACATCGCTCAATGGTCGGCCTCCGAATTGAAAGCACGACTGGCCTTCGCACCGCCGGCGACTGTTCAAGTCGGTGACGGGGTGCCCTCAGCGCCTGAGCGCCGTTACGGCTTACGCCTGGTCAGGCAACGCTTACACCAAGCGACATTCCGCGAGGCCGTGCTTGCGGCCTATGGGGGTCGCTGCGCCGTCAGCGGATTGCCGGAGCCCAGGCTACTGGATGCTGCGCACATCATCGTCGATCGAGATGAACAATTCGGGCAGCCGATTGTCGCGAACGGCCTACCCCTGTCGAAAATTCATCATGCGGCGTTCGACGCTAACCTGATCGGCGTCGATGCTGACTTTCGCATTCACGTGGCTGACCAACTGCTGGCGATCACTGACGGACCTATGCTAGAGGGCCTCAAAGCTCTGTCCGGATGTGTGATCCGAATGCCACATCGCCCGTCAGATTATCCCGACCGCGAACGGCTAGCTCAACGTTTTAGCCATTTCGTGGCTGCTCGATGATAACACAATCACTGATTGTCGGGCTCTTTTGCTGGCATCCCGCGATGTTGGGTTTAGCCGGGTTGGCGGACGCTATTGCTGATCACTGCGTGTCAAAGACTCAGGGTCGCGGCGTAAACCGGGCCCTGATGTTGAAAGCGAGGGTGACATGCCAAGGAACATCCTGATCTTTTCCGATGGCACTGGCCAGGCCGGCGGCCTAACCCCGGACCAGAACATCAGCAATATCTACAAGCTGTATCGGGCGACCAGGTGCGGTCCCGATACCGTGATCAATCCGAGCCAGCAGCTGACCTTTTATGACCCGGGACTGGGATCCCAGCCCGACAGTGGAATGCTCTTTATCACCCGCGCGTATCGCTGGCTGCGCGATACGGTCAGCCAAGCAACCGGAATGGGCATCACGAACAACATCGTTGATTGCTATGCGGCACTGCTGCGGATGTGGCAGCCGGGGGATCACGTATTTCTCTTTGGATTCAGTCGCGGCGCTTACACCGTTCGCTGCCTGGGGTCGGTCCTTTCGTTGTGTGGCATTCCCACGACTATGGCGAACGGAACACCGCTCTTTCGCGACAAGGCATCCACGCGCAAGATCGCTAAGGAGGCGGTGAAAAAAGTTTACGCCCACGTCAGCTCTCCCAAGGACGCTGCCTATTTCGAGCAGCGGAAGGCGCTCGCGTTTCGGTTTCGCAAGAAATATGGCTCCGACGTAAATGGCACATCTAACTGTAATCCGTTCTTTATTGGAGTGTTTGATACGGTTGCATCGCTAGGCAGTTACCGCGTTGGGGCGTTGGCGATTGTCGGCTTGCTCATATTTCTGTGGCTGTTGAGCCTGGTCTTCTGGTTCTTTTCCTATCCGCTCTGGCTCACCTTCGGAGTGCTTGTTGCGATCACATGCGTCTTCGCCGCCGTCTGGTACGCGATTGCCCACGTGCAATACGCGGTGGGGCTCGAAGGCTTCTCTTTCTGGCAGACCTTCCACTTCACGGCGTGGAAGATGCAGTTCTATGACAAGCATCTCGACAACGCCGTTTGGTACGCGCGGCACGCCATGTCGATCGACGAGGACCGGGCGGACTTTCCCCGAGTGCAGTGGGCCAGTGTTCATAACAGCGGACCGGCCCGCCCCGACGCCTACCCCGACTGGCTGGACCAGGTCTGGTTTGCGGGTAATCACTCCGACATTGGCGGCAGCTACGCCGAGAATGAGGCTCGGCTGTCTGACATTTCGCTCGATTGGATGGTCCACGCAGCAGAGAACCTGCCGGATGATAAGTCCCCCAATGGCAACGGCATTAAAGTCGACAAACGCTGGCTGCAGCTAAACCCGGACCCGCTCGGACCGCAGCATGACGAGCGTGAGCCAGGGTATCTGTGGGGAAAATTGAAATGGCCGAAGGGAGTGCGGGAGATTGACCACAACGCGATTTTACATCGATCGGTCAAAGATCGGTTTGCCGCTGACAAGGTCCAACATTTTTACGAGATGAAGCCCTACCGCCCGGAGAACTTGGTGGGGCACGATGACCTTAGGCAATACTATCCGAATAACGCTGGGTGAGCTCCTAGGCACATATCTTCAGATTTATACGGCCTTAATGAGTGGCCTGCTGGGGTACTGCTTTCAGGATTGCTCTCTGCTCATCCCACCGAACAGGAAGGGGCCTCATAACTCGTTTGAGCATGAGATCGGCTGGGTATTGCCCGTCGAGGATTTCGGTGACGATATTCGGCGCCAAAAGGGTCAGTCGCAGAATGCGGCACGCATAGGATTGATTGACGCTTTCTGCCTTTGCCAGTTCTGTGATTGACGTAAATGTGCCGCTCTCGATCATCCGGCGCCATCGATAAGCCTTTGCAAGTGCCTTTAGCATCGCATTATTCGTTCTTTGCGATGCAGCTTGCCGAGGCAGCTTGAGCGTGGTCCAGGCGCCTTCAACCGATTGATGAAGTCGTTCGCCCGGATTATGAGGAATGTCAGAGATGATCATTTTGCGGCCACCACGAACTGCGAAGGCCATCGGAACATGGACTGTGAGGGTGGCAGGTGCGTGCCGGCTTTTCATGCGGCAGTCCTTTGTCCGCCAGCTGGTGTATGTAGTTCCTGCATAAGGCTAGTGAGACCCTCGACCCGCAGCGTGATTTCGACACCCTTTCCTGAGATATCGACGCGGTCGACGAGCAGCTGAACCAACCGCGACTGTTCGGCCGGGAACAGCTCGGACCACAGCGCATCGAAACGGCTCAGTTCATCGCGGACTTGCCGCTCGGTCAGACCCTTGTGGGACTTCCTGGCGGCGCGCCATGTGGCGACAATGATTTCCGGGGTCTGAACCATCGTACGGATCTGGGAGATCACCGCGTCCTCGATCTGTGCCGCCGGCACGCGCCGGATAGGTGAGGGGGAAGACCCCTGTCGGTTGACGTCGGTGGAGACGTAATAGCGATATAGCCTGCCGCTCTTGCGGGTATGCGTTGGCGTCATCGCAGCGCCTGTTGGCCCGAATATCAGACCCTTCAGCAGGGCAGGCGTCCGCCCCAGGGCGCGGGTGGTACGCTTTCGGGGGCTCGGATCGATGAGGGCGTGAACCTGGTCCCAGAGCCCACGGTCGATGATCGGATCGTGTTCGCCTGGGTGAGCCGTGCCCTTGTGCACGGCCTCGCCGAGGTAGACCCGGTTATGCAGCACCCGATAGAGGTAACCCTTGTCGATGGGCTTGCCTTGCTTGTTGAGGGTGCCTTCCGCCGCGAGAGCCTCGATCAATTGCTGCGGCGGAATACCACGAGCAAAGCGCGTAAATATTGAGCGCACCCGCGCGGCTTCGCGCTCGTTGATGATGAGCTTGCGTTCCTTGATGTCGTAGCCGAGCGGCGTCCAGCCGCCCATCCAGATGCCCTTGCGGCGCGAGGCGGAAAATTTGTCGCGGATGCGTTCGCCGATGACCTCTCGTTCGAACTGGGCAAAGGACAACAGGATGTTCAGCGTGAGCCGCCCCATGGAGGTGGTCGTATTGAATGCCTGGGTCACACTGACGAAGGTGACCTCGTTGCGGTCAAAGACCTCGACCAGCTTCGCAAAATCCATCAGCGCGCGGCTGAGCCGGTCGATCTTGTAGACGACGACCACGTCGACCTTGTTGGCCTCGATGTCGGCGAGGAGCCGCTTGAGGGCAGGGCGCTCCAGCGTGGCGCCCGACACGCCGCCGTCGTCATAGCGGTCGGGCACCAGCACCCAGCCCTCGGGCCGCTGGCTGACCACGTAGGCTTCGCAAGACTCGCGCTGGGCATCCAGGCTGTTGAACTCCTGTTCGAGGCCCTCCTCGCTGGATTTTCGGGTATAGACGGCGCAGCGGAGTTTTCGCGTGGCGGGGAGCGGCGCCTTCATGGCCGGCCCCGCGTATTTTTCAGACCAAAGAACACCAGCCCATTCCAGCGTGTCCCGGTGATGTGGCGTGCGATTGCCGACAGCGACTTGTAGGGACGACCTTGGTATTCGAAATCTTCGCGCCGAACAGTCACGCAATGTTCAACGCCCTTCCAATCACGGATCAAACGCGTGCCGGCGATTGGGCGGGTTTCCAGAGCCGTCCGGCGGCGGGGCGCCTTACCCTCAAGTTCGTCGGCAAGCGCGTCCAGGCGTTCCAGCGTGGCTTCGCTTAGGCCGCCGTAGGCCAGTTCCTGGATCCGGTAGGCAAGTCGATGTTCCAGGAAGCGACGATTGTATGGCGGTGGCTCGTTGTCTAAGAGTTCGCGCCATTTCCGCTTGAGCTCGGCAATCGGAGCAGCCTGCAGGGCGGCCAACTGCGTAAGAACGGTGTCAGGCATCCGACGCTCCAATTGGGGTCGGATGTCCGCTCTCCGTGGCCGAGAAGTCGAGCGAACTTTCTCCGTTTTGGCTGGGTTTTCCCCTGCTGTTCCGAGCCAATAGCCGCAGCTGGCCAAGCGCTAGGATCTCGCCCAATTCGGCAATGCGGTCCCCTGCCGGGGACTCGGTCAACCGGTCAACCCGGTCAACCTTATTTTTTGACTGTTTTACTGGCGCTTTCTCGGGCGCCGCGCGAACCGCATGACCACCCCCCACCGGAAGGACCCGTGCCCCTCGGCGTTGCGGATGTCCAGCAGCCGGGGGCGTGGAAGAATTCCGATAGCAATCTTGGTCGGCTGACACATCGGGCGGAA